GATGCAACGGGTCATCCATTCTATATTAAAACCACAAATACAACAGGAACAGGAGATTTAGTTTCTGGTGTAAGTAATAATGGAGCCACAGATGGAACTGTGACTTGGACACCACCTGGTGGTAGTGCTGGAACATATTATTATAAGTGTGGTAATCATGCTGCAATGGGTGGAGTTATTACTGTAGTAGGAACTCCTGTCCCACCTGGATACATTGTAAATCTAACTGCTTCAGACAATAATGATTATACTCTTGATGGTGATGATAGAAATGGTGCTGTAAGTGGTGATGATGTAGATGTAACAATAAAAGAAGGTGATAGGATTAACTTTATAGTTGATGCTGCTGGACATCCACTATATCTTAAAACACAGGCTGGATCTGGAACTGGTAATCAAATAGGTGGTGTAGTAAATCAAGGTGATGATGACGGGAATGTCTATTGGACAGCTCCTGCTGGTAGTGCTGGAACATATTATTATCAGTGTGGTAATCATGCTTCTATGAGTGGAAAACTTATAGTTACTGGAAATAGTCAGAGTGGTAATCCAGTTTATACTGGAGAAGAGTCAAATGGTGGACCAGTATCTGAGCATTGTTATTCACTATCTCCTAGTGGAAATTTATGTGTAAGGAGAGCAGGACCATATTTCTTGGGTAGTGGTCCAATTAAGTTTAGTAAGATGAGGCAATATTTTAAAGAAATATATCCAGTAGATGATACTGTTCCTGTATCAGCGTCAGAACTAAAGAGAGTTACGAATGTTCTTGAAAGAAATGCAATAGTTCCTGATAGTACAGAGAATGAGAATATAGCTTCAGTAACAGAATTTAATTGGAAATGTTCTCAGTTTAGAGGATCTGTTAAGAGATATTGGGCTCATCAAACTGGAACTGTAAGTCAGTTTGATATGGGTAGATTTAGTGGTGGTGCAGGTATTGACTGGTGTGATATGGGAACTGGTGGTAGAGATAGCATCAATTCAACAACTGGTAATCATCCAAGGAATATTCAGAAACACGTTTATATTAAAGGTGTGTGTTACTCTGCTAATACTGGAACTCTTGGCAACATGACCGATAGAGGTAATGGTAAGGATAAAATACCTGCTGCTAGGTTAATACCAAGTGAACCAAATAATAATGTAGTACCTGCAAATAATGTAAGAATATATGTTGAGAATAATGCAGCAATTTATGGATCTGCTGGTATAGGTGGATGTAGTTCTACTGGTGGATATGAAAATGGAGCTCCTAAGAAGAGTATACCAGGTAAAGATGGTGGAACTGCTTTAAAGATACAACATACTGGAGAATCTAAAACAGATATTTACATACAACAGAGTGCTAAAATCTGGGGTGGTGGAGGTTCTGGAGAACAAGGAGAAATGGGAGACCTTGAGGGTACTTCTTGGGATGATATGTTAGGAACTTGTGGTCGTGTATATGGTGCTACTCCTGCTGGTACTTGTGGAGATCCTCCAACTTGTAATGCTGGAGATAATTTAGTTGATACTGAGCAAGGTGCTGAATGTCTTGATCCTGTTACAGGATTGCCAGTTGGTAATTCTCTTTCTGGTACTTGCGAAGCAATAACACCTTCTAATCCACCAGTTCAAGGTATAGGTGGATGTGGTGGAGATGGTGCTGGATGGGGTTACTCTGGTGGATTAGTAGGTGGTGGTCCTCAAGATGCACAACCTGGAGTGCCAGGAACTAATCCAGGTACTGCTCTTTGTCCAACTTGTCCTCCAGGAACTGGAGTATATAAGAGAGATGGTAAATGTTCTAGTCCAGGTGGTACAGGTGGTGATGGTGGAACATGGGGTGCAGATGGTCAACCAACATCTCCATTAGATGCTGCACCATTACAAGATGCTGGTAAAGGTGGTGCTGCTATTTGTGGTTTAAATCCATCTAATCAACAAAAGAACTGGGAGTTAGGTGGTTATATTAATGATAATACTTTAAAAGGAAAATATACTGGAGATTGTGTGGGTGGTGGAGCTCCAATTCCACCAGTTCCAGGTGCTCCTGATATAACAATGGATAAGACTCAGCATTATGTTAGATTTGGTGATGATGGCAATGGTGCTGGTCAATATGGATCAACCAAGGCTTCAAATATAATAGTTACTGCTCCTGGTTCTGAAAAGGTTACTTTTAATGTATTACACAAATATGATGATGAGGTAGGTTATGATGGAACTGCTGTTGATTCTTTTACCTTTGCTGGACAGCGTTTTGGATTACCAATTCTAAATTGGGGATTGGCATATCAAAATCCAAATAGACAAGCAACAGGTAATTTAGGTATATGGTCAATATTCATGAGAATATATGCTATTTTCCCTGCACCTACACAGGGTGGAACTCCAACTGATACGAGAGCAGGTGAAGGAACTTTTGATGGGCATTTTAAGTTTATTCTTAGTAATACAAATGCTAATTATTACATATTAGTTCAATCAGATAACTACGCAGAGATTAAAATTAGAAAATGGACTGGAGATCCAAATAATAATTTCAATACATATACTGATCAGGTAATAGCAACAGTAGCAGATAATAGTAATCCTGCTATTGATCATGCATGTGTTCAGATACCAACTAGTGCTTGGAGTACTTATGAACAGGGAGATGATGATTATCCACAAGAGTTAATTGCAACAATATCAAACTCTGCTTGGCCTGCTGGACAAGAACCAGTTCCAGGTGCAAATGAAAATTGGAATTATAATCCAGGTGGTGTTGCGTTTATTATTAAGAGTGGAACAGCACCATCTTTAAATGATATGTCTCAATCTGAATTACAGAATAAGATAGATCAAGATCTTATTAATGATCCTAATGATGCTAATGTTATTACATCTTCTCGTGTTATAACCACAGTGGGTAATGCACAGACTTTAAGAGGTAGAAAGAGACATACATTTACACTACCTCAAGGAATATATCCTATAACATGGAATGGTTTACATCCACGTAACGGAAGTGGAGCTCCTAATGCAGATAGAATTAAAAATTATTCAATGAGACTAGAAATATTGGATGGTAGTGGATTTGATGCAAACCAATCAGTAGAACTTCTTAACCCTACTGTTACTGAACTTCCTCCAAATTCAGATGATCCAGATGTTACTACCAGTAATCCATATGGACCTATGACAATTACTTGGTCTGTAACTGGAACTTATGATGTATTAACAGGAGTTGCTTCACCATCAGATCCTACATTCTCATTCTCTGGTCAAGCTTCTGGAAGTGATAATGTATTCCCAGTGCAAACTACAACATATACCATAACTGCATCTAATCAAGGTGCTTCTGATGTAGAATCATTAACGATATTATAACTTGACACTGTTCGAGATTATTGTTATAATCTTATTATGAAATTTACTCTTGCTATAGGAAACCCTCCTTATGGTGTAGGAGGGAATCTTGCTATAAGATTTTTAAATAAAACTTCTGAGATCACAGATGATATTAGGTTCGTATTGCCTACATCTATGAGGAAACCATCCTCTCAGAATAAGATCAAGTCATATCTTCATTGTGAAGTTGATGATGATCTAGATAGTGCTACTTTTCCTGGTGGGATTAGTGCCGTAAAACAATATTGGAAAGTAAAAAACACATCGAGATTTGCAAAAGGGGTGAACGAGATTCCTATGTATAGGGAACATCCTGATTTTGAATTTCTAGATTACAAAGATAGATTTGAAGCAGATGTTTTCGTTGGTGAGTATGGATGTGGCCCTAGTGGTGTTGTAAAGACTGAGAATTTTACACACTATGCTAAAGGACATCATTTTCTAAGTGTAAGATCACCAGAAGTTATAGAAAATCTAGTTAGATTTGCTCCTAAGTTTAGAGAGGTTGCAACAATAACTAATGGTAGATATCATTTTGGAAAGAATGATTTAATTACAACATATAATAAATGTTTGGATGAAGAATAAGCATAATATAGAGTCAGGATCTAATATTGAGAGATCTGATGAAAGAATAAAAGAAACTCAGGAGGTATTCACACCTACTGAGTTAGTAGAATTAATGATAGATGAAATTGACGTTTCGTTATTGAAAGATTCTAGCAGCAAATTCATTGACAATTCAGCAGGGTGTGGCAATTTCTTAGTTGGACTAAAGGAACGACTCTGTTTGTATCACAATGAGAAGCATGTATTGAATCATATGTTATATGCAGTAGAATTGCTAGAGGACAATCATAGAGAGCTCTGTGGTCGTTTGGGTGTAACGACTCATCATCCCCATTATGTTTGTGCGGATGCTTTAGAATACGATTATAGTTTTGGTGAAGCAATAGGTGTGGAACAGTTCTTTTAGTGTCACACTCACCCCTCAAGGGGTTTTTTTAATGCTATAATATATTCAACTGAGAAACATTGATGCCATTACGTCCACACCAAACTGATGCTCTGGATGCTATGGCAAACCATACTAAGGGGCAAATCATTGTACCTACAGGCGGTGGTAAGACTATGTGTATGATTGAGGATGCTAAGAGAGGAGGAACTATTGTTGTAGTAGCACCACGCATATTATTAGCAGAGCAACTATCATCTGAGTTCCTTGAGGTTCTTGATGATGTATCTGTAATGCATGTTCATAGTGGTGAGACACCACATTATTCTTCAACTAAAGCAACTGATATTGCTGAGTGGAGTTTACTTAACAGATTATTTCGTAAGAATAGTTTAATCTTTACTACATATCATTCACTACACAGAGTACAAGAATCTGGTATTCCTGTAGAAACAATATACTTTGATGAGGCACACAATAGTGTACAACGAAACTTCTTCCCTTCTGTTAGACATTTTGCAACTGTGGTTGCTGACAGGAGTTTCTTCTTTACTGCTACTCCTAAGCATAGCCTTACTGTCCAGAAGGCAGGGATGAATGATAAAGAGGTGTATGGTGATGTAATTATTAATGTACCAGCACCTAAGTTAGTGGATCAAGGATACATCCTACCACCTAAAGTTGAGGTATATAAGAGTCGTTTACTTAGAAAGGATGAGATCTATTCTGAAGTAGAATCTGAGCATATGATTGGTGCTATTGATAGATTAGAAGTAGATAAGGTTCTTATCTGTGCTAAGTCTACCAAACAGATTATTGGTCTTCTATCTGAATCTGACTTCTGCTATGAGTTGAAGGTGCGTGGTTATTCTTGGATGACTATCACATCAAGGACAGGTGCTATTATCAATGGTATGAAAGTAGGTAGAGATGAGTTCTTTGAGACTCTCAATACTTGGGGTAAAGATGATGATAAGAAGTTTGTGGTATTACATCACAGCATATTGGCAGAAGGTATTAACGTCAAGGGATTAGAAGCAGCGTTGTTTATGCGTAATATGGATTACATCACTATCTCTCAAACGATTGGTAGAGTAATTCGTTTAGGTAATGATAAGAAGACTCATGGCAAAGTATGTGTTCCTGTGTATAATAATGTAGGAATCTCCACTGCCAGAAAGGTTGAGGCAGTTGTTGATACTGTATTCAATCAGGGTCAACCAGCAATTTCTGTTATTACACGATGAACATTAAAGAAGATGAGTACATGTCTAGTGATGTGTGGAAAAGAAATATTCCACCTGTTACTAATTTCAAAAGAGGAAGTACCTATAACCAATTTGGTATGTGGGTTATGTGGA